GATATTTAAAGGTATGGGCATTGTTGCTGATTTATACATTGAGTCTAATGATATTTTCGGCGAAGAAATCACTACAACAACTGTTGCACAAAATGCAACAACTCAACTAAGCGCTGAAAAAAAAAAGTCTAATTTAGATCCACAAGAGAAGCCTCCAATCTTTACCGAAGATGATGAAAATTGGTGGTGCGAATTTTTAGAAGATAAGGGCGAGATAGTAGATGAGGAAGAGTGGGAGCTTATAGAAGCTGAGCCTGTTAATCTTGCTTCAGTTAGAAGCTATGCAGATCCTGATAAGCCATCTGAAATGGATAGCGGATTGTATAAAATTAGATATAGCTATTCAAAGAATTTAAGTAAAGATAGCAGAAGATTCTGCCGTCAAATGGTAAGCGCCGCTAAGGCTGGCATTGTATACCGTTATGAAGATTTAACTGCAATGAGTGCAGATACTAATGACCTTAATCCTAAGATGGGCCACAATGGCTCTACCTATAGCGTATGGTTATACAAGGGCTCAGTCAATTGTAAACATTACTGGGAGCGTAGAGTTTATTTTCGCAAGAGAGAGAAAGGAAGATTCATTGCAGATAATGGATTAGACTCAAGTAATCCAATTTCAGTGGCTAAAGCAATCAGAGCAGGAATGCCTTTAAAGGATATAGCTAAAGACTTCGCTACAGCTAACACTCGCACGTATGACTTGCCGAATAATGGCAGATATCCAGGAACAAATTAAACACTAATAACATGGCAATAGCACCCGAAATATTATTCATTAACGAGGAATTCTTAAAGAAGTACACTCAGCTTAATGAGGCTGTAGATACTAACTTAATTAGACCTGCCATGTACTTGGCACAGGATAAGTACATGACTTTGTACCTTGGCACTGATTTAACTAATAAGATTAAATCTGAGATAGAGAATGGCACTTTGACTGGAGTCTATGAGACTTTATTAAACGAATACATCGTTAAGCCTACAGCTTGGTGGACCATGGTGGAGCTTTATCCATTTCTCATGTACAAGCATGACAACGGTAACTTAGTTACACGTCAATCAGAAAACACTACAGCCATTTCTAAGGGTGAGATGGATAGCTTAGTGGAGAAGGCACGTGAGAATGCTCAGTGGTATACGCAAAGATTGGTAGATTACTTGTGTGATAACAGCAGCAGCTATCCTGAATATACATCCAATAACTTCCCTGATATTCATCCTCTCCGCAAAGTGAACAGGCAGAGCACTATAGCTTTTAGCGAGGGAAGAACTGAGGCAAGTTCATGGAGTCGATTCAACGTGAGAGATTTCACTAACTGATAACGCATGACAAAGGAAGAAAAAACAAGAAAAGATTACGAGCGAAAGCTTAAAGTCTACTTAAGCAAACGAGATAAAGAACTTAGAAAGAATGAAAGCACCAACAATCGAAGAGCTTAAGGCTCAATTTACAGAGCTTGGCTACAAGTGGCCTACTATTCATATCGTGGGCATCCGAAGCAAAGCTAACGAGCCTAATAAATTTGATGATCTAATAGGCTTGGTGCAGGGTAATGAAGTTAAGTGGTACACTGGTACTACTAATCCAGGTACTTTTTGGCTGAATAATCCCATGAATAAGTTAGGAACTGCAGTTTTGAAGCCAGGGCAATACGTAGACACTTACACAATAGGGCTGCATCAGGGCAAATACAGCGCATTAGTGCAGTCAAAGAAAGTAACTGTATTCAGAGATGCCGATAAGGATAACATTGCTGAGGAGCAGGGTAAAGAAGATACAGGCCTATTTGGCATTAACATTCATAGAGCTAACGAATCTACTGAGTCACGCAACATTGACAAGTGGAGCGCAGGCTGTCAAGTGCTGAATATCCCTAAGCAATATAAAGAGCTTATTCAGGCATGCATTAAATCAAATAAAAAGGCATTTACTTACACTCTATTAAAAGAGATATGAGTAATCACCAACAACAAATAGCCGAAGGAGTAACCGGTACAGTTAGCAGTATTTTACTTAGCGTGCCTGCATGGATGGTAGATGTTGAATTTGCTTTAAAGATATTTTGTCTATTGCTATCAGCAGCTGCATCTATCTTCACTATCTATAAGATGAATAAGAAGAGAAGATAATGCAAGACTACGCAAAAGAATTAATACAATACGGTGCCTTAGGTGTAATCTGCATAGGCATGGGCTTCATGATATTCAAGTATTGGCAGACAGATCGTGCCGAAAAGCAGAGATTGATAGAGCGCTTAGAGAAGCTTAATGACGAATTAAGGCAGAATAAATGAAATGGCTTAAGAGCATATTTAGTAACGAATCAGACGCGAGCTCTAAGCGAGTAGCATCTATCTTAGCATTACTTGTATGCATTAATCTTTCCTACATTGGCACATTCACTGAATACAAGACTCCTGAATACATGTTTGATGGCTTGCTTATTTTAGCAGGGGGTGGGTTAGGATTAACAGTGATAGAATCTATCTTTGCTAAAAAGAAATCTAATGACACAACAAGCCAAGAATCAAATTAAAGGAGCAACAGTTATAGTGGTAGCAGTAACCATCTGCGCTGTTATGCAGATGATGTATATCTCTATTAAAGATAGTAAGAAGGCTATTGAAGGATATGAGCGCAGAGCAGAGAGAGCAACTCACGTAATAGATTCTTTAGAGGCTACAAACGTGCAGCGCATGATTCAGATTGAGGAATTAAATCAGCAGTTAGAAAGAAACAAAGAAATTTATGAAGCGAATATTAATGCTATTGATTCTCTTGATAAGCATGGGTTGCGCAGAGCCATGCACTCTCTACTCGCAGAGCTTGCCGGTGAGAGATACCCTGGTCAGTCTAACGACTAAGGAAGTAAGAAGCCTGCTTAAGTTAAAGGCTGAAAGAGATTATCTTAAGACTCAGTTCATTACCCTATCTAAATCAGATAGTATATCAGCCATTGTTATTAAGGATCAGCAGAAGTCTATAGATGCTTGGGCCATCACCAACGAAAAGACTTCACAGCAGTTAATTAAAGCGCAGCAAGAGCTATCTACTGAAGCTGCACGTAAAGAATCTTGGCGCAGCACAGCGCTTATAGGTATTCCCATCTCGTTTATAGGGGGTATTATCTTCACTCTATTTTTCTAAACTAACATTCATTTGTTCATAAGTTAGATATAATTCAAAAGATTTCTTTTGGATATCTAAAATATAGTAGTACATTTGCTAAAATTAAATCAATAAGCAAATGAAAAAAGCACTACTCTTCTTAGCCATGCTAATAGCAGGCCTACTCATCGGAGGATCATTCGATGCAGACACAGCTAAATTAGAATCACAACCTAATCACATCAGCAAATGAAACAAGATTTATCATATTTTTTAAATCAAACTTTTGATGAACTTGAGAATATTAACAATAACTTTTTAAACATAAAAAAACAGCCTGTGAAAACACTTTTTCAAATTGTAGAAGTAGCCAAGTATGATGGCACTCGTTATTACTTATACGTAGATGGCTCATGCCACAAATCATTTAGCACTTATGAAGAGGCTTACTGCGAGTATACGCTGGCCATTAACTTCAGAGAGACTCGCACAGTCTTATTAAGTAAGGAGGTAGAACTATGAACTACGTTTTAAAAGTTACCCCATTGCGCGAGGATAGAATCAGCTTATACAGCCGCTTAAATATCCCTACTCAATTCGAAGCTGAGACCTTTGAGATAGCGCAGCAGCTTGCTCACATGTTATTTGACTTGTATGACTTCAAAGAAACACTACCATTCCAGGAAGAGTTCACTGAATATTCTATTGAAGGTGAAGGATTTTTGATTGAGATAGAAAAAGTTTTATAAATTAGCAAAAATTAATAATCATGAATAAACCAAATCAAATTACCGGAAGGGTAATCGTATCTCGGTGGGATGCCGAAGGATGCAAATGGAAGCTGTATACATCAGCTCACTGCTACTCATTAGAAGATTTCTCAACTGCTAAGAAGCATGGTGAGGTTATGCCTGACGATGGTACTTTCTTGTACCAATTCGAGAGCCAAGATGAGAATAATGTGCACGATTACTTTATGTCTGACCGCTATGTTATCTGAAAGAGCTAAAAGCAGATTTATCTGCGTGCAGAGTTCAGTAGCGGGAGAGCAACTGAATTACAATGAAATAGTACAGCACCTTCAATACGCTAAGGGAACAACAGCCTATGAGAATTGGAGAGCGCACTTCATCAATAATCCCCATGAGCTACAATAGAGAGCCTGATTGGAACAAGCTCAAGCCATCAATTGATTGGGATGAGATGGAAGAAAAGTTAGCAGATAAATTAAGTACGTATATTAATCAAAACAAAATAAAACAAACAGTTATGAATCAGTCAGTAGTAAAATCACAGAAATTCGTTAGAGATTGGAATGGCCCATCAGGCACCA